TCATCTAGCCCAATTATTATCATGGAATACAGATGGACAATCTTTTCTAGATGCATCATAGTGGCTAACAACATGATCTGAATCTATACCATATTTTTTCATAAGGTATTTTGTTAATTCTAAAGTATTTTCTACTGTTTTTTCTGATATTCTTCCGTTATCAGTTCCACACATTTCTATAGCTATAGAATTTCTATTATTTATACCATATTTATTATTACCATCTCCACAATGCCAAGCACCGTTATAATCTTCTACTACCTGATATATTTCATTATCATCTACAAAGTAATGTGCTGATACATTTCTATTTCCTCCAAAGAAATAATCAGTATTATTTAAGAGCTACCTTTACATATCTACTATAAGCTTTTATATATGTAGCTAATGAGTTGCAATCTGAATTACCCATTATACCTATATCTATTAGCTCTTTTGATATCTTTTTAAACTGTTTTTTCTCTTCTTTTGTTAAGTGAGTAGGAGGTTTTATATTATCTGAATTTGCTTTTATTTCTGTACTTTTTCTTTGTTCAATCTCAGCTTTTGTAAGGTGTTTCTTACCATTTGCCACTACTAATTCAATTGGTTGTTTTTTACCTGCCACCTTATTTTCTCTCCTATCCCTGTTCAAATTTTTCAGTGAGGAGTTACTGCAACCGTGGACTTACGTCAAAATCCAAAAACTTTTTGACTAACTCCCTGACCTTTAATAATTTTCTTTTATCAATCCTTTTAGTTCATTTTGCATTTTAATTTTAGATGTTTCTCCTTTATTGTACATTCTATGTACCTTCTTATGACACCTATCTCATAGACATATAAGGTTATTCATATTTAATCTCTTGCTCCAGCAATCTTTTAAAGTCTCTATATGATGTACTACTTCACTTAAGTTATCATCACATAACTTACATATACCATCATCTCTTTGCCTTACAGAATCTCTAGTAAACTTCCATTCTTTACTACAATAAAATTTCTGTTCTTTAAAATCTACTCTTCGCTTTCTATAATCCTTATATACTTTCTGTTGTCTATTATTAAATTTAGCTTCACATTCAGAACACATAGAAATTTCTTGGGGAATAATTTTCCCACATCTACAAAACTTCTTTAACAAATGTATCACCTCTTTTAATTAAGTTTTTAGTTTAATAACTATATATTACTAACCAACTCATTCCTAGTTTTAAAAATAAAAAAGAACCCTTTTAAAGAGTTCTTTTTTTGTTTACTATTTTTTTATTGCTTCATTGAAAGAAGGCGGATTAATATCTATCTTTGTATTATGATTGTTAGGTCCCGGACTAGATAAGTCAAAGTATAGTTTAGAGTCTTCAGTAACTCCAAAGTCCCTATTTGAACCTGTATCTTTAATCTTATTTAATGCATCTCTAAATAAAGCATTATGAGCTTCTTCTCTGTTAAGTAAGAAGTCTATTGTTTCTCTTACATATTTATCTTCAATTTGTCTATATAAGTATTCATATACAACTTTTGCTCTTTGTTCTGATGCTATGTTTGATAATAGATCTGCAACTAAGTCTCCTGTTACAGTAACATAATCAGCAGTCCAAGGCGCTCCTGATGAATTTATTAAAACTGGTGATAATCCAGTTAATACATGTGTTTCTATTTCTCCAGATTCAACTGCATTATAGTCAACATCATGTCCATTTAATAAATTTATTGTTTGAGCAACCATTTCCATATGGCTAAGTTCTTCCGCTGCTATATCAAGAAATAAATCTTTTATCTGCTTATCTTTTATTCTAAAGCTTTGAGATAAATATTGCATTGCTGCTTTTAATTCTCCATTTCCGCCTCCTAATTGCTCTTGCATTAAAACTGCATATTGAGGATTTGGTCTTTCTACTTTTACTTCTCTTAACAATTTTTTATCGTGTTTAAACATAAACTATACCTCCAAAATCATAATTAGTAATTATAATTTCCTCTAAGCTTTAGTACTATACAAATTTTTCTATAATTTATTAGATGTTTAAATTATTTATAAAATCTACTTTATGAACGTAACATATCTAATAGTGTGTTATATACATTTTATCAACTTATATACCCACTGTAGACTTAGTATTTACAATGATTTCAATAGTTATTTTTTCTATGTAAAATAAACCAATATAACATTCTCTTTTTATGTTATATTCTAGATAAAATTAAATTAAAAATATCTAAAACTCGTATAAGCTTTATTCATTCTATCTTGGTCTATACCTATATAATGTAAGGTTACAGCTGGAGATGAATGATTAAATATCTTCTGAAGTAGTGCTATATCTTTAGTTTGTTTATAGTAATGATATCCCCATGTTTTTCTCATACTATGAGTTCCTAAACAAGGAACATCAAATAGTTCTCCCAACTCTTTTAAAATCACATATGCCCGTTCTCTAGAGATAGGTCTATTATAGTTTTTACGTGATTTAATTAAAAAATCATCAAGATCCTTATCCTCTACATAATCTTTAATTGCTCTTTTCAGTATTGGGTTTATCTCTATGAATTTTTGTTTCCCTGTTTTCTTTTCTCTTAAGACTATTTGCCTTTTATCTTTTACATCATATATTCTAAGCTTCAATATATCTGATACTCTAAGACCTGTATATATACCCATCATAAATAGAAAGTAGTTTCTTTCATTTGTCTTTTTTAAATATGAACACATATTTTCTAATGGATCTAAATTTCTAATAGGTTCTACATAGTTCATATCTCACCACCTCAAATCTCATTTGAATACAAACCTATAAAAAAAATGGACCCTAATTGTCCACTTTTAATTCATATACTTTTAATATGAATACACTATTTAATTTTATCTAGCTTATCAAAAAATATTGAAATTTCTCCACAACTTGGGCATACTGCAGCCTTTATCTTTCCTTTATTTGATGAAAAAACCCCACTTCCTTTTCCTAATACTACTGATGCTTGAGCTGTAAAGTTTTCAGTTTTTAGCATGTAGTCCTCAACCATAATTTCATTGCATCTTAAACACTTCCTCATAGTATCTCCCCCCACTTAAATATTGATAATATATTAATATTGTTCAATAGTTTATACTATAAATTATACATAATTTATAGTATATCCACACTCATTTAAATAAAATAAATATAAAATAAAAAAGCCAGGTGAGAAAGTCCTGACTTTTTTGAACGTAATAAGTTGTTGCTAATAAATCTAATAAATGTAACTAGTTTATACTCCATACCGCTACAGAGTGCTCTTAAGAGCCGTAAAGTTATATTGGTGAGGGTTAAAAAGGAATCGAACCTCTTATCTTCTAAATAAATAGCTATTTTACCATTAAACTATATCCTCACGTTGCTAGGGTAAGTTTATACCCTAGCCATTATATAAAGAGGGGGTTATTAGGAAATAATCAATTGAGTTATCTTAAATTTCCTATAATACTATATTACCACCTCTGAATGTATAAAAAATCTTTACTTTGTCGCTAAAATGTAGCCAAAGTGTTGGCTTTGCTATTATTTTCATTAAATAATGGTAGTTCTTCATAGTTTGGATACAACATACCCATAATTTTATAAACTAATCGCTCTCTTACTGTGTAGCAATGACTGCGATCCATGTGTAGCTTAAGGCTTATATATTTCATATTATTTTTATTTTTGCTATTATAAAATAATTCAAAGAAATTAGTTTCATTAACATCTAAGCAACTTAATGAGTTTTCTATTTTCGCTTTATCTATTTTCTTCTCTTTATCTATAAGCTCTTTTTCAACAATTCTAGAAATATTATAAGTTTCACTTGTTCTTTCATCATAATTTATAGCTCCACAACCTCTATATCTCATTTTCTCTTTCTTTATATCTAATTCTATATTATTTATTTGAGCTTCTAGAAACTTATAATTATACAATCTTAATTCTACTTTTTTAAATAATTCTTTTTTCTCCATAGGCAGTCACTTCCCGTTTTTCTTTTAATCAATAATATCTTTCATTTCCTCTAAACATTTTTCACATATAAAAATGTTTTTGATGTTTTTTAAATTCTCTTTTGATCCACATAAAATACACGAATTATTATGTTTTTTAAGCTTAATAGTTCCATTTTCACATAATATTTCAACTGGATCATTTTCATTTATATTTAACATTCTTCTAAATTCCTTTGGTATTACGATTCTTCCTAGTGAATCGATATTTCTTACAATGCCTTTATTATTTTTGCCATTCATACTATCACTCCTAACATATTTCTAACAATTTATATCAATAAAACTACCTATATAAATATATTTATCATCTAAGGTAACCCTTGTATATCTATATGATTAATTATTATATACCCTTATTCTTAATTTTTACTTAATTAAAATAAAATTTATATAAACTTTCATAATAAATTTAAATTTTATATTTAAATTTACTGAGTTTTTGAATATTTTTTAATAAATAGACAAATAATAAAATTGACATTTGAAGATATCAATAGATTTTACCCTTTAACAGTTTAAATGCAGTTTATTTAGACTACTTTCAAATTTTAACTCTCAATATCCAATTCCCAAAAGGACTAGTTAACGCTAGTCCTTTTTAACTCTAAATAAAAAATATTCTCAACTTATACCTATACTAGCAAATAGTTTAAAACAAATTACAATTATAATAGCTATAACTATAGCAATTAATATAAATAGTTTGTCTCTATTTTTCATATTTTCCACCACCTATAACTTATCTTTCTTTTAATCCATAAATTTATTCCTCCTTATTTCCACCTCTGATCCCCCAAGCACTCATTATTTTATCTGCACTTTCTGGAAACCTTAATTTTCCATTGATCTCTTTACCACATATACATTGTGCTAGTGCCATATAATTTGGATATGTTTTATAGTCACTTGCTTTAAAGAATGTTTCTTTTATACTGGGTATACTAAGTTCTATTTCAACATACTTTAACTCTGTTGATTTACTCATTCTTATCACCCCTTATTTTATACTCAAGTTTATATCTCTTTCTAAAAAGTCTTTTAGCTTCTATTGCTTAATTTAAATTACCTCTGCTAGTTCATCAAATTCTATTTCTTTCTTTTGAACTTCATCTAAAACCTTAACTTTATAATTATGATTCTGTTTAGGTTTAACCTTTCTATAATATCCTCCTTTATCATACTTAGGATCATAAAGAGTTATCTGTTTAATAGCTTTTCCTATAGTTAAACTTGGATTTAATATGCAAGCTAATAAAGCCATATAGTTATCTGTAAAATCAAAATCATAAGAATTAGAATATTTCACTCTTATCACCCCTATTTAACTTTTATTTTTTATATAAATTTTTATTACATATTCTGAATTTATAGTTTTTCCTCTACACATAATAGTTGTATAAAGGAGGTGAATATATGTTTATAAAGAAATTAAGTATTGTATTTTCAATTGTATTAATTCTATTTACAATAAATATAAATACAACATATGCATTTAATTCTCTAGCTCCGCATCCAATTCACAATGAATATATTAAAGAACTAGAAATAATAGATAATTATATGTATTTATTGGTACAGTCTGTTGCTACAAAAAACATTGATCCTACTAAAGCCAATAAAGATATTAAATTTATAGAAACATTAATTGATAGCCTAACTAATAAAACTTCAAAGCTTTCTAAAGAAGATAATGATGTTATCCTATCCATGCAGGTCATATTAAACTATTACAAAATTTCTATAATAAATATAAAGGTTTATATAGATAAGAATGATGCTGATAGATTAATAGATTCAATAACTTCTTTTTCTTTAGGTTATAATTCTTCATCAACCTTAAGAAGCACTATAGGAAAAGCGGAACAATAGGTTCTCGCTTTTCTTATATCAATTGAATGCTATTTCTACTAGGTATTTTTTTATCCTAACCTTAAAGATAAACTTACCAAACTCTATATTCTCTTTTGAATACCTCTAAAGCTTCTAACCATGCTTCTTGTTCTGTTATACCTCTATCTTTGGCAATCTGCTTTGCTATGTCTCTAAGAATCTTAGCTGCTTCTATTATTCCCATAGTTTATATCACTCCTAATTTCCTTTTTTTGAACTTAACTTGTCTTTGCATATTTTATGTATGTACTTCCAATATCCCTCGCTGCCTTTTGGTGATTTAATTGTTCCATCTTCAACAGATATATCTACTGCTAAAACTATACTTTTTAGTTCACTATCAAATAATTTATACATACCTTTTATACTATTCAAATCTGTGGATAAATTTGCACTAGTTACTCTATCAATAGATATAGTATTAGGATATGGTAATAGGGTCTTTTGTTCGGGATATAAATCCGTACCGTAAGAATTTATATCCGTACACTCGGGATTTATTTCCGATAGCTTCGGATTTAAATCCGATGTCCTATAGCTAGTATCTATTAATAGTTTATAGTTTCTACCTAGAGCATAATAAGAATATCTCCCTCCTATTTTTGTTTTATGTTTTAATATTCCTATCTTGCACATCTTCTTTAGTCTTCTATAGACTGTATCTTTTTTCATCTTTGTAATAGGTATATCCTCTGTTACACCATCATACTTAATCCAATAGTACTTATCATCTGAAATGCTCTTTGATATCATTCTTTCACTATCTTTAAATTTTACAAACCATTTTAATATCAATAGATCTCTATCATCTAATTCAAGTTCTATTGCTTTTTTTGGCTAAACCCATGTATGCTATACTCCAAGAAACTCACCCCCACTTTATTTAAATCTATTAATTTACAAGTTTTACTTGTAGTTATATCTATCTACGTATATAATTAAATTGGAATTTTTTATTGGGTCCTTCTGGACTCTTTTTTTATTTTCATTAAATTAATATTTTGAAATACTATGTTTAACAATGTTGCTTGTCTTCTTTTTGCTTATTATAAGCTTTTAATTCATCAAATTTATTATCTAGTTCTTGCCCTAAATAGCTATATTTTTTCATAAAACTTTGAAGTGTTTTTATACTCATTTAACTCACTCCTTGTACAAATTTTCATTGCCAAAGAGCCTAAGCTCCTTGTTTATCGTTATATTCTTTAATCGCTATTTCTTTAGCTTCTTCATAACTCAAACCAGTTTCTTCTAACTCCTTTGTTCTTATCCATATTGGGTAAGCTATACTCAATGCTTCATCCCCATATTTTTCTCTTTGTCTATCAAGTATCCATTTAGCTTTTCTTCTTTCTATTTCCTCAATCCAATATGGATCTTCTGGGTAAACTACCTCAACTTTTATTTCTCTGCTTTTTCTTGGTGCCATTGCAACCACCCCCACTAAATTTTTATGTTTATTAAAAATTGTCCTATGCAATTTATCTTGGTTTACTAACTTCCAACTCTACTTTTAAATTATTTCTTGACTTTTTAGTTTTTTATTTGATATAGCCATATATTTTTCTAAGGTTATTTTTTAATCACCTCCATGTATATTTAAATATACCTATCAATAAATCGTATGTGTTTTAATTTTCTTTTTTAACTTATAAGCCATTACTACAAGTGTATAGGGATTATATGACTCACATAAATTAATATTTACTTTAGAAATTACATTTAATCTTGTAGAGTACTTTTACTAATTAATATAAATTGAAAATATATAGAAGGAATTGTAAAAAACTACGTATTCAAGTACTCGATTCAAAATGAATTCTACTTAATTGTCAAATATTTTATAAGCTTATTCTTTAAAAAAGTTTGATTGAAAATGTAACTGAATTAACTGAAACTACTTAAAATTTTAAGTAATAAGAGATATTAAATTTGAATAGTATTAAAAATACAGAAAATAATTTAGTAATTGATTTTAAAAGAACAATCTAACTTTAATTATCTTACTATTTAAACATTGTCATGCTTTATGATTCTTTATACACTATTAAAAATTTATTCCAAGGTACAATTGATACTCCTATACTTGTAATTTATAGATAGATTAAATACTCCTGTCGTAATTATGAATTTATATACTTAAAATTTAATATTAAGGAGAGTAAAACCTTATGATTTCTGCAATCTATTCAAGAAAATCAAAATTTACTGGAAAAGGTGAATCTATAGAAAACCAAATACAACTTTGCATGGACTATGCTAAGAACCTAGGAATTAATGAATTTTTAGTATACGAAGATGAAGGTTTTTCTGGTAAATCTATGGATAGACCAAAGTTTAAAGAAATGCTTAAAGATGCTAAAGATAAAAAGTTCGATTATTTAATATGTTATAGGTTAGATAGAATATCCCGTAATGTTTCCGACTTCTCTACTCTTATAGAAGATCTAAATAAGCTTAATATATCTTTCGTATCAATTAAAGAACAATTTGATACTAGTACTCCTATGGGACGTGCTATGATGTATATATCATCTGTATTCGCTCAGTTAGAACGAGAAACTATAGCTGAACGTGTTAGAGATAATATGTATGAGTTAGCTAGAACAGGAAGATGGCTAGGAGGTATGCCCCCATATGGTTTTATTAGTACTCAAATTAACTACTATGATGAAAATATGAACCAAAGAAAAATGTATAAACTTAAAGTCGATGAAGATACAATAGACATTGTTAAATTGATATTTGATAAGTATTTAGAGCTTAGATCACTTTCAAAACTATATAAATATATGTATGAAAATGGAATTAAAGGAACTCGTGGAGGTAACCTTGATCCTAGTGCCTTATCTTTAATTCTAAAAAATCCAGCATATGTTAAAGCTGATAAAAGTGTAGTTGATTATCTAAGAAAGTCTAATATAGATGTTATGGGAGATATAGACAATATACATGGTATCCTAACTTATGCTAAAAATACAGATAGTCCTATAGCTGCTGTTGCTAAACATGAAGGTGTTATAGACTCGGATAAATGGATTGAAGCACAAAGGTTACTTAATGCAAATAAAGCTAAAGCTCCTAGGGCTGGAACTGGAAGTAAGGCATTATTATCTGGCCTTTTAAAATGTTCTAAATGTGGCTCTAATATGAGAATTACTTATAAAAACTCTAAAAGCAGCACTATCTATTATTACATATGTGGAACAAAGAAATCTTTAGGAGTATCAGCTTGTGATTGTAGAAATATCAGATCTGATAAGGCTGAATTTAAAGTTATAGATGAATTAAAAAATAAAAATATTAAATCTATAATGTCAAGTTATAAAGATAGCAAGTTAGAAAATGCTAAGGATAGAAAAAATATAAAAACTGAGATAAACTTAATAAATAATCAAATTAAAGAAAAAGAAATATATATTGATAATTTAGTTATGCAATTAGCCAAGGTTACCGAAAGCTCTGCATCTACTTTTATAATCAATAAATTAGAATCTTTAAATAATGACTTATCTAATTTAAAATCACAATTAGAATCTTTAAATACTGTGTCTATAAAAAATAAACAAGTTGATATTAATATAAATATGCTTATAGATAATTTAAATAAATTCAATAAAGAAATTGATACCTCTGATATCAATAAGAAGAGACTATTACTATCTACAGTAGTAGATTATATGACATGGGACTCTGATACAGACACAATAAAGGTAAACCTAATAGGTATCAATTCAAGTAATACTATAGCTTCAGGTAAATAGGAACTTTAATACATTTATCTGAAGCTATTTCTATGTCAGATAAGGTCGCAGTTTTATCCAAACGTCCTGCATCTATAAAAAGTATCTATAATATAGATTTAAAAATATCAGAAACTAGAACTCCTATAATATCAAGAAGTGCTGAAAATTTTAAAGATTATTTTAATATCTTGTGGAAGGAGATTGATTCTAGTGAAACAAAATAATGTATCACAAGGTCATAAGCAATATTTAAAATCGCTAAAAAAAGAAAAGAATCTAATCTTTTTTTATCAAATATTTATATTGGTTGGATTTATAGCTCTTTGGGAATTACTTGCTAAACTTAATATAATAGATGTATTTCTATTTAGCAAACCTAGTGATATTTACAATCTTTTTATAAAATATATTCAAAATGGAGAATTATTTAAGCATATATTAATATCTAGCTATGAGACAATAGTTGGATTAGCAGTTGGTACAATTCTTGGAATATTAGTAGCTATAATGCTTTGGTGGTCAGAAAGATTATCCAAAATACTTGATCCATTTTTGGTTGTACTAAATGCACTTCCTAAAACAGCATTAGCACCAATTTTAATAGTTTGGGCTGGAGCTGGTGTAAATGGAATAATAGTTATAGCTATTACTATATCTGTTGTTGTTACTATATTATCCGCCTATAATTATTTTATAAGTGTTGATGAGGAAAAAGTCAAAATGCTTAAAAGTTTTGGAGCATCAAAACTTCAAATTCTTACAAAATTAATATTTCCTTCTAACATAGGAAATTTAATAAATTTAACTAAAATTAATATAGGTATGGCTTGGGTTGGCGTAATAGTAGGTGAATTCTTAGTATCTAGATATGGTCTTGGGTACTTAATAGTTTATGGTGGCCAAGTTTTCAAATTAGATTTAGTAATGATGGGAGTAATAGTATTAGCCCTTTGTGCTTTAATTATGTATCAAGTTTTAAATATAGCAGAAAAAATTTATAAAAGTAAAAGATAAAATTTAATATAAAAACAAAATAACTGAGTTCAAGTTTGTTATAAACAGGCTTGAGCTCAGTTATTTTTTATATATTACAATATCCTATTATTTCATAATCTGTTGGTACGTCATAATTTCTATTGCCGTTTTCTAGAGTCCATTTTAAATCAAACATAGTTGTATCAATTATTAATGAAAAGTATAGCATAACTATCCCTACATCAACTTTACCTTCATACTCACTTGCAAATTCATCTTTTCTTACTGCAAGAATCACTTTGCCTCCATCAATTATAAATCTCCAAGGTTGTCTATTTAATGTAGATGGTGCCATTCTAGCAAAACTAAATGCATCTAATAGTCCTCTTTCTTCTAATAATTCTATGGTTGCATTTTCTCCCCATTTATCTATATAAACTATCTTTTCTACACCTAATCTAGATGAATCACCAGTAGCTAATTTAGTTTTTACAGTATCTCCATAACCTAGTGCAATAATTGCTGTAACTTCCTTATCTGAGAAAATTTCAAGCTTTTCTTTTATAAGTGAACTCTCTTTAAATGTAACCCAACATGAGTCGATTCCTAAGTCCATGGCCTTTAAAGTTAAGTTTTCTCCTATATATCCTGAATTTTCTATGTATCCTTTATCTGTATCAGATAGAATGATTACATAGTTTGGTGCTTCTATCATATGTCCATTATATCCTGCTATTTTATCAAGTTTTGGATATAATTTATCTTTATTAAAAACTTTGACTTCAGTACTTATTTCTGGTACAAGTTTTTTAGACATATTTATATATTCTTCTATTATTCTGAAATCTGATTTTTTTATTTCTTGATTTTTAAATTTTCTTACTGACCTTTTATTGGATATAAGATATTTGTAATTCATAATTTCCCCTCCCTAAAGTTATATTAAATTTTATTTTATATTTTTTATACCCAAAACCAACATAAAGCAAACATTTTCCTAGTAAATATAGTATTTTTACAAATATCTAAAATAGTTTTATCACCAATCAATTTATTTTTTAATAATATACATTATCTTTAATTTTAAGGGGTGATTTTTTTGCTAAAAAAATTAATAATATTAATAACTTTAATTACTAGCCTATCTTTGCTTCTCATCGGATGTACTCCTAAATCTAAAAGTATTAAATCTAAAAATTTAACTAAGCTAACTGTTGCAGAGGTAACCCATTCAGTATTTTATGCTCCACAATATGCAGCTATAGCTCAAGGTTTTTTTGAGGAAGAAGGTATTGAATTAGATCTTATAAATACTCAGGGAGCAGATAAAACAATGGCTGCACTTCTTTCTGGAGAAGCAGATATAGGACTTATGGGACCAGAAGCATCTATTTATGTATATAATAAAGGTAATTCAAATTATGCAGTAAATTTTGCTCAATTAACTCAAAAAGATGGAAGCTTTTTAGTTGCTCGTGAAAATACTGAAAATTTTTCTTTTAATGATTTAAAAGGTAAAGAGGTTTTAGGTGGTAGAAAAGGTGGGGTTCCTGAAATGACATTAGAGTATGTTATGAAAAAAAATGGTCTAACTATAGGAACTGATACCCAAAACGGTAAAGTAAATGTTAGAACCGATATTCAATAGTCAGTTCCATGATAACAGTTAATATTTATATATAACTATATAAATTAAGTTTAAATTTTGAGATATCAATAATTGCTTAAGTGCTATTTTTGATGCAGATTACGCTCAAACTTTTAATTGAATCTTATTATCTTCTTATAAAAATCTATTTTAATCTTAGAATTAATTTGTCTAGTTTTATATAGTAAATTTATCCATTATTTCTTCTCAAAGTAAACATTCTCTTTTAAAAATATTTTTTTAATTTATATAAAACAAAAGTAAGATAGCTATTTATAATACTATCTTACTTTTGTTTTAACATAACAATTAACATCTAATCAATATTAAATTAAAAACAATATTATAAAATATTACTTAATTTACTAAAAAAATACCCTAAATTATATATTTGTAACATTTTTATATTAATTAACATATTTTATTTTAAACGAAAGGAGAGATATCGACTATGAACAAAGATTTATACTCTATGATAAATATGCTATTATGGGATTTAACTGTTGCCCAGAGAAATATTCAAATTTTACATTGGAATATAAAAGCTTCTAATTTTATATCTATACATGAGTATTTGGGTCAAGTTTATAATGCTTTAAATAATTATATTGACATGACTGCTGAACAATTAAGATTTCAAGAGGAATTTCCTAAAGGAAGTCTTTCTGATGCTATAAAAAATTCAAAAATACCTCCTATCTCATCTTCCAGGAATTATTCTCAAAAAGAAGTTTTATGTCTAGCTATATCAAATATTATAGCACTTAGAAAAGCTGCATATTATATAGCATCTTTTGATAATAACAATATAGAGCCTAACTTAATAAGTGGATTTGATGAGCAAATTTCTTATTACTCAAAAGTTCTTTACTTTTTAAGAAGTTCTTTACTTGAAGATTGTAATTAATATGTTTATCAAGTTAAAATATTTAATAAAAAATATAAAAATACTTCTACTCAAATTCTAAAATATAATTGCTACTGGTAAAATTAATAAACGTAGGTTTAATTATACAAAATAGGATTAGTTATTTCATAAATTTATGTAATACTTAATATTAATATTAAAACACTTAGTTTTTAAGCTAGGTGTTTTTATTATTTGTGTATATTATCATAACTTTAAAAGTGTGACATATGACTATCTCTTACTGTTTAAATAATTTTTTTAAACATAAAACTATGTGTTTCATGCCTATGCTTACAAAAGCCTTTATTTTTAATGGTTTTAAGCATTATATATAATTTATATCAGTCATTTGACAATACCTAAAAGTTATCATCATAAATTACATAACTTATTAACAGATTTTTTAAAGTTATTAATAACTTTACATGTGTTAATAGTATGCTCCCAAAGGAGTATATTTTTGGGGAAAAATTAAGGAAAAGTTTAAAAAAAGCATTGCTTATATCACGTATACGTGATATAACATAAATATAGAAATGAGGTAAAGAAATAAAAGAGTTCACGAAAGTGATTAAAGCACTTACGGAACTCGCACTTGAAATAAGAACTCTAGTAGCAGTAATCAAAATGATACTAGAAAGCCTATAAATCCTTAAGGGTGGTGTTCCTACCACCACCCTTACTTTTATAATAATATATGACCATTTTAATTACAATGAAAAATAATAAAAAAAAATTAGTAAAAAGTGTAATTGATTTAACTTTAGCTTTAATTAAATTCATTGGAGCTATAGCTTTTGTAGTATTAGCATTAAAATATTTATTTTCATAGGAGGTAAAAGTTATGTGTAGCTTTAAAGGATTATATTCATTTGCAGAGGCAACTAAATTATGGGGACTAAAAGATTCTACACTAAGAAAGGCAGTTGAAACTGGAAAATTAATAGCTGATGAAGATTGTAAAAAATTTGGTAGAGACTGGGTTGTAAAAGAAAGTGCAATGGTTAGAGAATATGGAGAAAAAAATAAATAGCTTAAGCAATAAAAAAAGGAGTGCCAATACCAACTGGTACTCCTTTTACATTTTATTTAAGATATTCATAAACTGCTTAATTACTCTATAGCTATAAGTTAAATTAGATATAAAGTTATAACAAATAAGATAAATTGCAATTCATTTATATATTTTCCATTTTTTGTAATAAAAATTTATGTTATTATAAATATAGAATTATATAGGAGGGATATTAAGTAGTATTGTCATTTTAGGCTCTGGATTTTTTTATAAGTAATATGAATACATAAAATAAAGATGTACATAAAAATGAAAAACCTAAACATGAAAAAGTAGTAAAAAAGAAAATAATAAAGATGTCGCTGAAAAGATAATAGAAAATAATAAAAAAGATAATAAGTCCAACTCTAAAAATATAGAAAAAGATGCAGATGTTGTTAAAGAGTCAACAGAAAATAGTAAAAATACGAATTCTGTAGAAATCAAAACAGAAACTTCTTAAAATAATCATTTTGCTTTTAAATAGTTTCTATTAATCATTTCTATGTAAAAGTAAAATTCAATTAAAAAATAGCTACAACTGACATTTCAGTCATAACTATTTTAATTTTATCTTATTTCATATACTTCTTTCGTTTTATTGATATGTACTTAACTGTATATTTTTATCTATATTCTCCAGTGAATACGTATGTATTCCACCATCCTGTATCTGCGCTAAGTCTACGTTGAGCATCTTTTACACCATCTTCACCTACGAATATACCTGTTACTATTTTATACTCATTTGAATCATCAGCTACGTATGTATTCCACCATCCTGTATCTGCGCTAAGTCTGCGTTGGGCATCTTTTACACCATCTTCACCTACGAATATACCTGTTACTATTTTATACTCATTTGAATCATCAGCTACGTATGTATTCCACCATCCTGTATCTGCACTAAGTCTGCGTTGAGCATCTTTTACACCATCTTCACCTACGAATATACCTGTTACTATTTTATACTCATTTGGTCTATCAACAATAGGCTCTATATGAGACTGCCAATCAAAGTGTTCTTTTAAAAATTGTACTCCCGCTTCTGCGCGTTCTTTTGAAAATCCACCCGCTTCTATTCTATACTTATTATCAGGTTTAATATCTTTTATAGAACTTTCCCAACCAAAGTGTTCTTTTAGAAATTGTACTCCTGATTCTGCATCTTTTCTTGAAAATCCACCTGCTTCTATTCTATACTTATTATCAGCTTTACTATCTTTTATAGAACTCTCCCAACCAAAGTGTTCTTTTAGAAATTGCACTCCTGATTCTGCGCGTTCTTTTGAAAATCCACCTGTTTCTATTCTGTATACAGGTTGTTTATTAGCTTGTTCTGGAATGATTCTTCCATATCCTAATATATGACTTCTCCAATAAGGATTATTTATATTTGTAATAGTAACATCGTCTCTTTCATTTGCAGCATGTATAAACTGAGTATCGTTAATCATAATTCCTATATGTGACGGATGGTTAGTTTCTCCATATGTACCCTTAAAAAAGATTAAATCTCCCGGACTAGGTGTTGAAACTTTTTTTATATTTGAATTTCCCCAATAACCCTCTACGCTAGTTCTCGATATACTATATCCATTGTGTAAAAAAACATAGTAAATAAATCCACTACAATCAAATGTATTTGGCCCTGAGGTACCCCATACATAAGGTTTCCCCAATTGTTGTTTTGCAAAATTTATTATTTGGTCAGCACTTGCGTTTGCTCTAGAAGTATAATTTACTTGAGTTGTATCTTCAATTTTCTGGTCATAAGCTAATGCTACTTGAGTTGATAAAGATACTGATATGATAGATGTTCCTAATATAGTTAAAATCTTTTTATTCATGGATATTCTCCTTCATTATTATTTGATTTCTAACTAATAATATCATATTTTTACATTTTTTACCATTTGTTTCATAAAATAACATTTTAAAGGTTATTAATAATTATATAGATAATAAAAGTATGATCCTTAGGAGTATGTTTTTGAGAAAAAATTAGAAAAAGTATTAATTATTGCTCTGCAATAGTGTATAATATAATTAGGAAGTAAGATAATGAAGGATAAATTTGAAGAGTTTTTCGAAACACTAGACTTAATAGAAAAACTGGTAATTAAATTAATTTCCTTATTAGATTGGATAGCAATTTTATTTATAACTGCAAGAGGAATGTTTTAACCTTTATAATTATTATGAAAAATATTTATTTAAAAATATTTTCAAAAATCATTGTAGCAATTGGATTAATTGTCTTTTTAGTATTATCTATAACAGTATTAATTGTATTGCTTTAGTGATATACTAATAACTTTTAATTCCCTCAAAGTAAAAAGGTGCTCACTGGGAGCACCTTTAAACCAATTTTCTTATTAGGTTGGATAGCAATTTTAATCTTAACAATAAAAAAATTATATCAAAGTTTAGGTTGCAGCTAATCTTTGATATAACTATAATATCAAGTTTATTATATATATTCAAGTAGGAGGTTATTTAATGGAAATCAGAAAAAGAAATGTGAGTATCTCAAAAGTAGGGGGTAATGCATCTAAGGGAGCAAAAAGAGCTAATATAGGTCTTCCAATGCCTTGGCTTGATGAAATGGGTATAAATGAAGAAAATAGGGAAATAAAAATGACTTTTGATGGAAATAAAATAATATTAGAAAAATTAGTAAATGAAGAAAATTAAAAAAGGAGTACCAATTGGCTTTGGTACTCCTTTTACATTCTAGTTAATAGTTCTAGAAACTACTGAATTTTAAAACAACAGTTAGTTTATTGAATTAATTCCTTAATAGTAATATTATATTTTTTACTCTTCTTGATAAACCATCCACCATCCAGTTAATTCATGTAAAGCATTCATTTTATTTTCAACTTTAGATATTCCTGTAAAGCCACCTGTTTCTAATCTAAAGTCATTAGGGTTTCCATTTTCTTTAACTTCTATATACCAATTAAATAAATCTCTTATATCAGCGGCTTTTCTCTCTGCAACTTCTCTAGAGCCTAAACCACCAGTTACTATTTTATACACCTTTTCAGAATTGGAAACATTTGAACTAGAGCTAGATTCTTTCCAGGCAACTCCATTAAATTTACATATTCCTTTTGCAATTGCTTTAGCGAATCTGTCTTTATTACTCATTATTAAATTATAGTCTTCCTCATTAGTTATAAAGCCTAATTCAACTAAACAAGCATCCATATTAGTTTCTCTTACAACATGTAAGTCCCCTTCTTTGACCCCTCTATTTTTAGTATAAAGTCCGTCATTAATTAATTCAGAATGTATAGCATCAGCTAAAGCTCTATATTCAAATTTATAGCAATAAGTTTCTAGCCCTTGAGCATTTGGATCATCAGAACTATTACAATGTATAGATACAAATGAATTTACACCTAATCTATTAGCTTCATCACTTCTTTCATTTAAAGTTACAAATACGTCTGTAGTTCTAGTATTTATATTTTTTATATCTTGTGTTTTTAAATAATCATTTACTTTATTTGCTACCTCTAAAACTATATTTTTTTCTAAGCATCCATGTACTCCTGGAGCTCCTGAATCATATCCTCCATGACCTGCATCTGTCATATTTTTTTTCATAATTAATTCCTCCTAACATTTATTATATATATAAATAGCTATTTAAATATCTTGTTTTTGTTAATAAAATCTAGTATACACTATTTTTAATTAACAAAAGTTTTATCATTTATTAATTGTTTGTTTTACAATCTGGTTTGTTGCTATTGCCCCAAAGCTACATATTATCCCTTGCAAAATACTTGTAGAGTTCAACCCCATTATAGATATGCTAAAACCAATACCTAAAACTAATAAAATCCAAGGTATACTCCAATCTTTTACTCTTGGTGTTTTCTTTAAAAACATCCCTACAACATAAAGAGCAGATACTAATATTAGCAACTGCTCTGGCACAAATTTAATTATTATTTCCAATTTTATCAACTCCTTGTATATTATCGATTCTGTGATGAGCCGACTTAGTGCTCTCCTCTACCTTTATAAGTCTTTCTATAACATTACTTATTTTTGTATCTTGAGCTTTTATATCAAGCCTTATATCATCAACACCTTTAGATATATAATCTAATTTTGTAGCAACTACTGTTTTTTGAGATGCATCATCTTCTATATCATGTGCAGTCTTTTTTTGATAGCTCATATAACCAATTATTGCACCTACAATTGTACATATAACTGTAACCTCTATATTCATGTTCCCTCCTAATTAAAAAAACTATATTAAAAAAGAGATTCTTAAGCTTCTAATGAAACTATTAAATCTCCTCTACCTTCACTTATTAAAATTTTGTCTATTTCTTCTTTATATTTAATCCACTTTGGAACTATTAATTTATATTCTAATCCATCTCCCCCATTTGCTTTTTCTATAATTCTACTTGCTATATATAAAGCCATTTAACTCACTCCCATCAATAAATTATCAACAACATTCTTAGTCATATCTAATTCTTTAATTAAATTTTCTTTATCTTGTTTTAATTGCTCATTTTCATTTTCTAATATCTTATTTTTTTCATAAATACTCTTAACTGCTTCATTAATATTTACAATAACTGAATGATTTTCTTCATCATATTTAGAAAAATCTTCTTGTAATAACATAGTTTCTACACTAGCAGTATCTGCCCCAACTGATCTACCTGGTGAAGTAGCAGCTAAAGAATAACTAGCAGCAAGTGTAGCGTTATAAATGCCAAAGCCATTCATATTAAGAGGCCTTAAAAAGTCTATTTGTTGAATACTTGAGTATAACTTTATAACATCTTTGTATTTTCCATTTAATGTATAGCCGATACTAGTTATATCCCCTCCATATAGTCCACCACCGTAAAAACTTCCTCCTGTTGGTAAAGTTAAATTTGATTCTAAATAGATCGAATTTTTTGCATGATATATATTTAAAGGTGAACCATCATTTTTAAGTATTGCAAAGCCTCCTGTAAATCTAGGAGAGGACTTAAATAATGGTGATTGATGGAAAATACATGGAGTATTCATAAAGTTGATACCCCCACTTATTACACTGTTTCCTAGGAAGTTATGTAAATCTTGTTGAGCTATAAGTATATATGGTACCATATTTAACTGGTCATCATCTGTCAATTCTGTTGTTGCTCCTATTGCATAATAATGAGCAGAACCAGTTAACCCAGTTGTAACACCTCTATAATGCGATGTAACTTTATTTGATGCAAACATACCTAATAAATCTCCATTATTAACGTCATATGCATATAAAGACCCTTTCTTTATTGCCATTTTCTTTTGTTGTGCAACATTGGTAAATACAACACTATCTGCTGTCATTTTTGAATAAGAACCATCTATATGTTTAACACCTATTCCTGTTTGGTCTACAAAGGTTATGCCAGCATAAATTTCATCATCACATGATTTATAAGGATATGCAACACTTCCTTCAAAACAACAAGCTTCTTTTATATGAAAATATAAACCAGGTCTATATTCACCTTCCCATCCTAACATTATGTTCATAGTTGTAGTAGATTTAGCCGTAAAGGTTATAGAAACCCTAGTCATTATTCCATCTTTTGTATCAAAACTTACATTACCTAATCTATAAGCACCTATATCATTTGACATAATAAAGTTATAATTAAGTTCTTTTATAATGGGAGACTCTACCCAAAATGCCAATGTATATGTTTTATTAGTTTCCATTGGAAAAGCAGGAACTTGCATACCAAAAGTAACATATCCACTTGTTTGAGTAGGCTCTACTCTTAAAATATATGTTTCTGTAGAAGATATAAATTCTAATGTTTCCTTTGAGTTCCACACTCTCCAAAATTTCCATCCATTTTTAAAATCTCCATTAGGAACTAATTGAGATCTTCCTGTGTTTTGAATCTGAAATTCAAATCTATTACTAAGTTGTTTAAATTGTGATTGAGTAGCATACATGGCATCTGTTTGACCTTTTGTATAAAACTCAGAGTTAACAGTACTTATTATTGCTGCTTTAGTTATCTTTTGTTCTGCTTCAGCTTTCCAAATATTAAGTCCAGATACTTGACCAGCTAAGTTTTGGTTATTAGCTTCTACTGCATTAACTTTACTAGTAATGCTACCTAATTTCATATCTATAGTAGAAATCTTACTGTTTGTAGTAGTTATTTCTGCTTGAATATCCTCAGGTGCTGGACTCCAGTCTGTTGCTTTATCTCCTATTTCAGCCTTCAATAATGACATATAACCTGAAATAGTTTTTGTTCTACTCCCAGAGTATATCGAAAAACCAGAAACTCCATCTGAACTAGATGAAACCGTTGAAGTAGTACTTAATCTATGCCATTTGTTTAAACTGGGAACTTTTATATAGTTATCTCCTTTATCTAAAACACCTCTAAAATCGACTGAAATACAATCCCCAGAAGTTAAATAAATATCTGCTGAAAAGTTGACTTTCTGGCCACTAGGTATTTTATAATCTGGTGAAGATAGATATTTTGAAACATCCCAGTATCCTACATTTGTAAACTTTAAACATTTACGACCTTGAAATTCAACAACTTCTATTGTTCCGTTTTTACCTATATTTTTGATAGAGTAATGTTTTAATCCTTCTTTAAAATCAGAGTTTAAAAGTAAGTTTCTTCCTCCTATTTGAAGATTATCTAATTTAGTTTTAGTTTCAGATACTGTAAGAGACATACCATTTAAATCTCTTTCAAAGTTATTTACTTTAGTTGTAACTCCTGTTATTAATCCAGTTTGTTGATCTATTAAAGTAGTATGTTTTCCTATAGTACTTTTTAAAGAGTCTACAGTTTCAACGGTCCTGTTATAATCATCTTTAAGTAAAACTGTTTTACCATCTTTAACTATTTGAGTGTTATTAATAGCAGTACTAATTTTACCTTGCATAACACCTATAGTTGTACTGTGATTTTCTGTTAAAGACTTATTGTTATCTGATTGTTTTTTCAATGAGTTAAAAGCTACATCTAAAGTTTGATTTTGATTATTCAATTTTATCTTTGTAGCATTTAATGTATGTGTATTTGTATCTTTATTAAATCCTTCTGAGAAACTAGAATAATCTATTTGTTTTTCTCCTACGGCATTACTAGAAATCATATTAGATTTTATTAAATCATTAGCTATAGCTTTTTCTTTTACTCCAGTATGATCTATAAGAGTAGTTGTTCCATCTTCTCCAAGAATAATAAAGTTAAAATCTCCTTTAGCATCTTTTCCCATTTGGATTCTAACTTTATTATTTTTATCCTTAAATTGTAAAGTAGTTCCTATAATTTCAATTCCACCATCATCAGATTTAATTTTTACTTTGTTGGTGCTTATTTCTCCAGCATTAATTTTAGATGCATTTATACTAACTATATTTGCATCATCAACAAATATAGTTTTCATATTTAATCTATCACCAGTAATACCGCCTACTTGAATATTCTCACTAGATAAATTCCCATTTACAAGAGTTCGTATATTACCGACATTAGCTTCCAATACTTGTATAGTTGCATTTGTTGCATGCAAATCTGTTATACTGGCTTTATTTGCATTTAAATTAGTTATAGACGCATCATGTTTTACAACTAATTTATCTATAGTAGCAACATTAGCTGTAAAACTTCCTATCTGAGCGTTAACCGCAGTTAATTGACCAGATATAGTAACATCTTGAGCTTCTAAATTAATTATTTTTGCATTTATAGCTTTAATGTTTGTAGCTTCTATAACTTCTCTATAGAAATCTTTTATTTGTTTAGTTTCTATCCCATCTATCGTAGAACCCTTTACAGTTCCATTATCAGTAGTTATGTTCTCTACTGTGTCAGCTGCTTCTTGAAACTGTGTTTGAATATCTTCAAAGCACAAGGTAGTATTAGCAAGTTCTACACTATCTCTTTCATGTTCATCTGGAAACTCTATTATTTTAACTATTCTTTGTTTATCTTTAAATTTATCTTCTTTAGATATAAGAGTTATTGTATCTCCTAACTTATAATCCAAAATATTTTTATATTTATCATTAAGTTTTGCTAAATTTAAAATTGCAGCAGAATAAGATCTAAAGGGTTTTGATATTTCATTTAATTTAGCTATAGCATCATCTTTAAGATGCTCTTTAACAGTATACCTATCATCTATCCAATATGCAGTTTTAATTTTATTAGAATACTGATAGTTTTCTACGTATTCTTTTTTATCATTTATATCACTTATCTTTAAATCATCTTTTCCAATAGGAATTAATCTTGTAAAGTAACCATAAGAACTACCTTGAATAGATAAAGATTTTAGATTTAAAGAATCTATAAAGTAAGTTCCTTTATCTTCTCCTAGGTGTTCATATACATCTATGGTTTTAGATAAAGTGTTAAAAACTATATCACATCTATATATTTTTTTAATTTCTTGTACGATTTCTAAACTGGAGCAATTAGTCATTCTAACAGTTCTCTTTTTCTTTAAATCGCACTTACCTACAACCCAACCAGTATCAGCTAAAGCAAGAGCTAAGGATTTATCAATTGTTTGTTCTTTACTTTCAAACTTTGAAAAAGGCTTCCCTTCTATATCCTCTAAGTTCAAAATACATTTAAATTCAGTATAATCACTTTGGACATTTCTTTCTTTAACTATATATTCATTTTCTTTGGTCCTTATATAGCACTCTTCAACTATATCAAAATAGTAATTTGATTTTTTATGATAATAAAAGCAGAGTGTCTTTTCTCCACTCTGCAACTCACTTTCTATAAATAAATCTTTATAGTTTATCAAACCAGCTATTTTTTTCTTATTTTTATCATATAAATGTATCAAAAGAGGCTTCCCTCCTTTCTTGCTAAATTTAACTAGTTAATTATTCTTCTTCATCTATCATGTAGTCTATAACCATTAATTCAGCTGGAGACATATCGCAATTACTGACGTATAAATCATTTATATTAAATTTATGAATATCTATATCAACTTCTATATCTAAAAGTGAATTTATTTCTTTATTGCATACATCTATAAATTCTTCTTTAATGTCATATGTATTATCTTTATTTAATTTCAATTTTCCATCTTCATCTTTAACACAATATTTTTCTATTACTTTTTGTCTTTCAGAGTTATATATTTGCAATTCACTTTCTATTTTCTTTATATTTTTAGCTATAGCATAAGATAATTTACAAGGTAAACCTTGTTTATATGCTATATTGCTCAATTGTTGTGATTCATTTACTAATTTTCTTAATGATAATTTCATAATACTTCTCTCCCTTTTTAAATATATTTTTACTTAGATGCTAACTTGTCCTGTTCTCCATATACTACATCTTCAAAGTCTCTCATATCTTTTCTTATAGCTTCTTTGTTTTTATTGTATAGATCTTGATTTTGTACAACTTTATTTATATTTTCTTGAGTAGTTCCATCGGTACTTAAACTAGCACTCATGTATACTACTGTTTGTCCATCAATTGCTGATGTAGCCGATATAGTTATTGTTTTATTTGTACTTAACATTTTTATCATCCTTTCTTATCTAGAAGTTAATGTTCCACTATTTATTTCTAATAACTTTATTTTTTTAAATGTTTCCTTAGGAATTGATAATTTTTCATTTTTATTTATATAAAAATTTGTTTTATTTATATTACTGCTAAAGCAATTTGTATTTGACATTTGAATCACCCTTTCTATATGAATCTTGGATTGTATTTAATTTTTATATTGCAAGTGTTCTTGCTTAATGTAATTAAATTGTCTCCTGGAACTAAAAAAGGGAACTCCCACATATCAGTATCATCAAATTTATTGATGCCATCCTGTGTAACCATTCCCTCAATTCCATCTATAACTATAGTTTTATTGCCTTTTAAGTTTTTTACAACAATAGGATTTTCGCCTAATCCAGTTATTTTTAAATCAATCATATCTATAGTAGGAGTTATTTCTAAAACTATAGGTACTTTTGTATTACCTTGACCATTTATAGTTTTACTTGAAACTCCATTTTGAATAGTTTCTATGACTTCATTTTCTATGTTATAACCTATAAAACTTACTTGAAATCTTCCTCTTATTTGTCTTAAACTTGGTTGATCTGAATTGCCATTTAAAATACATTTAAATCTTAAGTTTCTATCTTTAAAATAAATTTCAAATGGTTTTACCATATTACTTAACAAATCACTTTTATCTAAATAATATCTTTTTTTAGTTAAAGAATTTACCAAAAGAGTAACTGTAATTAAGTTCAAAGATACTTTTGAATCAAAGAAGAAAGGTAATAATGTATTTGCATTTTCAAAGTCTTTTAAATTATTAATGCTAGAGTTTTGAATATCAACATCTAAAACTCTAGCATTAAACTTTTCTATATTTATATTGTTTATAAGCATTTTTTACCTCCTTCTTCTCATTGTATTTAAAGCAAGTCTATTTGAAACTCTTGGAACTACAACTCTATCTATTTCTTCTCCTGTAATGTTAATAGGTATTATAATGTTTCCATCAGAATCACCTTTATTTTTCATCATAGAATTTATAACTCCTTGAGCAGTTTGTCTAGCAGTCTCTAAAACCATTTGTTCACTTGATTCATGATTATATACCTTAGTTCCACTTGGTAGGTCATATAACTCATATCCACGCTCATGAAGATATGTTAAACCACCTTCAAAGTGTGATGTACCTGTCCAGTGTTCTCCAGGCTTTTTACCATGACTTTGGAAGAATGTATTTACAAAGAAGTTTTTAACTAAACTTCCCCATCCACTATTCCATGAATCTTTTAACTTATCCCAATTACTTTTAACGTTACCAGTTGTAGTATCTACATCTTTTGAGATATCTGAGTTCATAGAAGTTATTTCATCAACTGCTTTATCTCTTGTTTCTTTCGCAGCATCTACAGTATCATCTCTTTGTTTCTTTGCATCTTCAATAAGTTGATCCCTTTGTTTTTCACTTATTGAACCAGTTTCTTGTTGCATTCTATATGCTTCAGCTATTCTTTCATCACATTCTTTATTAGCTGCCTCAATAGCTTTATCTCTAGAGGTATTTAATTCTTTTATATGTTTAGATGCCATATCAGCAGTTATATTTTTATCATTATCTTTCATTCTTTCAAGTATTACCTTAGCTTCAACTTCATTATCAGATAAAGTTTTTATAGCAGTATTTTTCATTTCTTGTTTAATTTGGTTAATATCTTTTAATTCTTGATCACTAAGCTTTCTATGTTCTTCAGCTGCTTTAGCATGAATAGCATTAATTTTATTTTGAGCTTCATCAACTAGTTGTTTTTCTTTAGTCCAATGACTTTTTGTTTTATCTAGTGCAGCCTTTTTTTCTTCATCTGTAAGGGCATTAGTTTTAGCAAAGAAATCTTTTTGACTTTTTAGATCTGCATCCCTTTTTTTATCGATACCTTCTTTAATTTTATTAGCCATGTCTGTATAAACTTTTTGCATTTCTTGAGATTGTTTCTTTGATAATACTACACTTTTATCTAATGTATCTTTAAAGTCTTTTATAGTTTGGTCCTTTTGTTTTTGAGTTAAACCTTTAGTACCATTAACCATTGCAGTATATTGCTTTATTATTTCATCTTTATTCTTACTAGTTAAAACTCCTGTATCAGAAACTAATTTCTTAAAATCTACAGTCATTTTTTCTCTTTGATCCTTCGATAGACTACTAGATTTTTTACTCATTTCTGTAAAGTTTTTAACTACAGTATCTTTTGCTTCTTTTGAAAATTTATCTGAGTTCATTTTTAAGTTCATCATAGATTCACTTGCTTTTTTATCTAACTCTAAATAAGATTGCACATTATCTTTTGTGGCTTTAGATATTTTAATTACATCTTTTTCTGTAGCTTGTGCATAGTTACCAAACTTATCTCTGCTTTGTTCAACTTTATCTGCAAATAAATCTACCGCAGGTGTTGCACTTTTATTTAAGTGTTCAGCAACTTTATATCCTGCATATCCAACGGCAGCTACTGCAGCTACACCTAATGCAATTGGGCCTAGTGAGGCTATAACTGTTGCACCAAATCCAGCCCCAGCAACTTCTGCTCCTGCTAATCCAGCTCCCGCAGCTTCTGCAGCTGGACCAAGTCCTAATAGTATTTTAGAGAAATCTTTAAATGTAGCAGCGGCTTTTAATGCTTTAAACTTTCCAACAGTTCCAATTAATCCACCTATTCCACTAGATACATGACCTAAACCACTAGTTACAGGACCCATAGCAATTGCAGCCATTCCTGCTTTAACTATAAATTCTTGAGTATGAGGACTTAAATTACTAAAACTAGTTGCTAATTTAGTAATATCTTTAGCAACACTTGTTATAGCTGGAGCTAATGCTTGGAAAGTTTTTATTGCTGCACCTTCTAGAGCACTTTTCATTTCTGCTAAACTACCCTTTGCATTTTCACTCATAGTTTTAGCCATTTTAGCAGTAGCACCTTCACTGTTGTCTATAGCATTTGCTAATTTATCAAAATCTCCTTCACTAGCATTTATAATTGAAAGCCATCCAGACATTGCTTCTTTTCCAAATATAGTTGCAACTGCACTAGCCTGAGTAGCTTCATCCAAACCACCCATTTTTTCTCTAAGGTCAGACATTACTTCTCTAAAGCTTTTCATCTTACCATCACTATTTTCTACAGATATCCCATACTTCTCCATCATATCAGCCATTTTATCTGTAGGCTTTACTAAGTTAGTTAATCCTGCTCTAAGTGCAGTACCAGCTTGGCTTGCTTTAATACCACTATTAGCCATTAATCCTATAGCTAAAGAAGTATCTTGAACACTATATCCTAAAGCACCTGCGACAGGAGCTGCATATTTAAAAGTTTCTCCCATCATACCAACGTTAGTATTGGCATTAGATGAAGCAGCAGCTAAAACGTCACTAAACATACCAGCATCTTTAGCTTTTAATCCAAATCCTGTTAATGCATCTGTAACAATATCGGATGTTGACCCTAATTCTTCTCCAGAAGCAATTGCTAAATTTAGTATAGGTTCTATACCTTCGAGCATATCACCAGTTTTCCAACCAGCCATCTAACTTCATTGCCTAGGCTCTTTATCCTAGGACTAGGCTTTCACCTAGAGTTGGACTATCTCTTTACCCTCGTCTTTACGTTAGGGTAGTGGATTTCATGGGAGTTTCAACTGTTCTAGTCTATTCCTCCTAGTCTCTAAACCTTCTACATATCCCTATGTAGTTTGGTAATTGATTAGCTTATTTACAAAATAAAAAAGCCTATTGCTTTAGGCTTTCGAGTAAACTTAGCTTTCCAATTTTAACCCACTGTTTTTTACTATAAATTTCTTTATAGCCGGCCATGTATGTTTAGCCATGTACTCCATACCTTCGCCTGCTTCTGCAGCACTAAATTTAGTTTTAGCTCCCATTTCTTGAGCCTTATTTTCTAATTGTTTAAGATGATCACCAGTAGCACCAGAAATAGCTGCTACCTTATCCATTTGAGCCTCATATTCCATACCTACATGAGCGGCGGCTACCCCTATTCCTGTTAAAGGTAAACTAACATGAGTAGTAAGTTTTCCACCTATCTCTTGAGCTTTACTACCTACTTTTTTAAAGTTATTTCCTAAATCTTCAAGCTTTTTAGATGCATTACCTACACCATGAGTATTTTCTACTTCTCTATTGAATTTATTTACTGCAGATTGAGCTTTATTTACCTCTTCCTCTGCTTTATTCATTTGAGTTTCATAGTTTTGTAAGGTTTTAGCATTATTTTCTACAGTTCTATCTAGCTTATCATGTTCTTTTTGTAATTCTTCTAAAGCTTTTTCAGTTTCTTTAGCTTCCTTACTTTCTTTACCATAGTTTTTAATAGCATTTTCATGTGCTTTTTCAGCTTTAGAAAGAGAACTTGCTAATTTATCTCTTTCACTTATATTTTTTTGTAGTGTTTCAGTAGCATCGTGAACACTTTTTTTATAAGTTTCTAACTTCTTATTTTGTAAATCTAATTGTTTTTGTAATGAGCTTTGAACCCTATTTACACCTTCGGTAGATTTGCCAAATGCCTCTAAACCACTTTGAGCTGCTTTTAATTCACTCTTATTATTTTTAATTTCTGAATTTATACCTTTTAATGTACTGGAATATCCAGAATCATCAAGAATCATTTTTGCGGTTATTCGTTTTTCTGTATCACCCATTTACCCTCCTTTCTCTTTCTATAGGAAAGGTACTTCATCTATGCTAACAACTTTTTCAACATATCCATCATCTGAAACTTGTTGAGATTGCTCTTCATATGTTTTATTGAGTTCTCCGATTAACATAACAATTTCTTTGAATGTACTATCGAAGAACTCTTGTCTTGTGAAATTTAGTTGTGTTTTTGCAATAAAAAAAAGCCTATTTATATCAAATGGCTTTTCATTAAAGTCTATTTTTTTTTACTTTCATCTTCTGTTTTATCTTCATCAGTATTAGTATCAGATGTTTTAACCCCTCTGTAATCAAAATATAAATCTGTTGCAAAAGCTACTATTTCATTTACAACTTGATCTGGAGTTAATTTTTCTTTTAATTCATCTATAGTTAATGGATTTTCATTTTGTCCTTTATCAAGTCTTTTTGATATACAAGAACATACCATAACTTTTAAAGCATTGTTATATAAGTTTTTACCATACATAACCCCGTTTATGACATCTCCAAAGTTATCAAATCTTTCATCTATATCAAATATAGTCTTATTTGTCATTTCAAAAGCTAAGTTTTCATTACCTACTTTAAATTTTCTTTTCATTTAACTTCACTCCCTATTATTTTTATTAATGTTCAGAACTAACTTCATCTGTTTTTTCTTCGGCTATAGTAACTTTTTCAAAGAATTTATTTAAAAACTCTTTAGTTACATTAGGAGAATCACTACATACATTATATTGCCATAATCCATTTATTAAAGGTCTAAAACTTGCTTCTATCTTCTTAGCTTGGAAGTTTGCTTTACCTTCTTTAGCTTTTAAATCTTCATCTGATAATCCAAATGTTCCAGCATATAATATCCCATATTTATCTATTCCTTGAGCCTTCTCTGCTTTATATAAAATAGCAAGTGTTGGAGCTATATCATTATCATTTTTTATTACTCCACCTGTTTTAGCTAACTTGTGCCCCATAACGTAACATTCATCTTCATCTGGTAAATCTGTTACATTTAAAGTTACCTTTACATCTTGTAATGTTTGTTCCTCTAAAACTTTTCTTCCTTCATGGTAGTATGGATCACTATTTTGTTTTGGTTTTATTCCTATTTGTTTAACCCCTTCTAAGTATCTAGGAGTATCAAAAGTTATATCTCCATCAGTTTCAGTTTTTAAGTGAGCTACATATAACTTACTTACGTTTACAACTGGTAATATTTTTTGTGGTGCTGACATCATTCTTCATCCCTTTCTTTTATAAATAAAAAAACTAGCTTAGATTAGCTAGTTGGTAAATCAATATTAAACCTCAAAGGTTTATGATATAATCCTGTTTTTTCTTCATATAAATCTGGACTTCCAGGGCTATATTCAAACCCAGCGTTTAACATTTCATTAATTATAATACTTTCTAATTGAGTATAATCTCCCTTACTAAAGATATCTACTTGTATAAAATATCTTATTTCTTTTATTTTACCTTCTTCATGATATGACGGTTTCGTATAGTAAGTTTCATACTCAACATATGGTGGTTTAGGGTTGTTTGCTTGAATAAAATATACTTTTTTGTTAGGTAATAAGTTAAGAATATTATCTGAACTTAAAGTATTTTTTAGTTTCTTTTTTATAATCGAGGTATCTATTTTTATATTACTTTCCAAAATATCACCCCATTTTTCTAAATATCGTTTGAGCTACCTTTGAAATAGCTTCCTCAGTATTTTCTTCAACACTTCTTTCAAAGTATCCTACATGAGCCTTTTGTTCACTTGTACCATACTCTTGAAATATATCATAGAATGCTTTACTTTTTGCAGTTCCTTCTGTTGCTAAAGCATTTTCTTTAACAGATACTTTAATCTCAGCAAGTTCTCCTGTTGGTCCTTTTGGAGTATCATTTTCTAATCCTTTTCCAATTACTTTTATACCTGACCTTACTGCTTGCCTTTTTATAACTGTATCTAAAGCCATATTTTTTACATACTCCTCAAACTCTTCATATCCTTCAAGTTCTATAGTGCTTGACATATAAACCTCCAAATAAAAAAAGAAAGCTATATAGCTTCCTTTTTATCTTTTATCATAGTAAATATTGATGATATTAAAAATAAAATTGCTACAACTAATCCACCAATAAAGTTTATTGGACTATCAGCAGAAATTGAAGTAAATGCTGCAGCTAAATTAATTATAAAAGCAATAATCATAAATATTCTACTTAATTTTTCTTTATTATTAACTATACATGCACCTACTAAACCAGCTATACTTGCAAGTATACTTAAAAATGCAAATGTTAAAGTACTACCGCCTGCTGGATTAGTTACTTTCATACTAAATCCAATAAATAGTAGCATACAACCTAATAGGATTCCAAATATCCCTCCTATAAGTCCTAAAATAAAAGCAGTTTTTTTCATATTATGACACCTCCAAGCTATATTATAACCTAAAAGGTAATAATTGGGAATTTAACAATTTATTTTAGCTTTAATGTCTACAAATTCATGTCTATTTTCAAAGTCTAAAACATCTAAAATATCATAATAAAAACCTTTATATTCTATTCTAAATATTTTACTTGCTCCTGGATCTAGTAACTCTTTTACTTTTTTACAGTATCTAACTGTAAATGTAACTATATTTTCACTATTATTTGCTTTAGCTGCTATATATTCTTTTCCAGATACTCTTTTATAGCCACTCCAACATTTATAATATTCTTTCCAAACTTCTTCATTAAATCCATTTTCATTAGTTTCATTTGAATCTGATAATTTTTCTATTTTTATTCTTTCTGTTAATCTACATTCAGCCATCTAATCACCATACTTTAACTGAGTCATGATAGTTTGTAGTGAAAATCTCACTCTTTTTTTCCTTTTTTCTTCTTCCATTAATCCTTTATCTTTGTACCATTCATTGACTAATATTTTACAATATCTTTTAGCTCTTTTATTTTCACTAGTAAATTCTTTTCCAGTAGCATCTTTAAGATATTCCTCAGCTGCTTCTATACAGTCTTGAATTTCTTCATCATCATCGTCAAAATCTACTTTTAAGAACTTTTTAGCTTCTTCTAAAGTTAGAATCATTTAATCCCTCATTTCTTAAAAAATAGCTAAAAAAACGACCTATTTAAATCGATTCTAAGGTGTTTCAAAAACTTTAATAGACTAATAATACCTTGTGATTTCAACGTATTATTAGTCTGAAATATATCTTTTACTTATTTAGCTTTTCCTGATGTTATAGTTATAACTCCTTTTACTATAGCTTCTGAATCTACATCATTTATATCTAATCTTTCTCTTACTTTTATTCCTGCTAAATCTTTATTCCAATAAGAATCTCCTTGAGTATTCATTTCTACAGAAAGAGTTTCTCTATCAAATAAAGTTATAGCTTCTTTAAAATCTCCACAATATATAGGAGCTTTATTTTCAGTTGTTTTCAATGTTTTATTAGAAAGTTTTCTAATTGGGTAAGTCCCAAATAATAGTTTTCTTGTTGGTTGTGTTGGGTCTGGTTGAAGTATATACTTTCCATCTGAATCTTTTAATTTATCAAGAAAATTATATCCATCTTGATTAGTTATAACTTTGGAAGTTAAAGCTATAGCTGGGTCAAGAGATACATTAAATATATCTTTTAAATCATCTAAAGTAGCAACATCTTTTTCTTTTCCCTTTGTCATTTCATCAGCTTTCTTTAATATTAAAAAGTTTCTTGTAACTTTAGATTTTTTAGCAATCCATCTTTTTAAATATGCTTTTATATTTTCTGATGAGTCTTGAATTAACTCCCTAGTTACTTTTAACGTTCCACCTTTTTTCTTAACTTTATATTCTATATTTTTAAATTTAGGTGTTTCTACATCTGGAAAATCTGCTGCTTCATCTATATTGTCAAATGGAGTTTCTTCTGCACTTACTTCTATAACTCTAGATCCACTTAAAGTTGTTACTGGCTCAACATTTACCAATTCTTCTAATGAATCTTCACCTCTTCTAAGTTCTTTTATTTCTGTTCTCATATCTTTAGGAACAGTTAATCCTCCATCAGCAGGACTTCCTTCGCTCATTTGATTTAATATAGTTTTATCTTCTTCACTTATATTACTTTCTGTTAATCTGGCTTTTATTGCATTTACAAAAGCATTTGATTCTTTTTTAGAATTTGATATTTCTGTTTTTTTAGCTTTATTTTTTATATTTTCTTTAGCAGCCTCATCTGCTTCAGCTTCTAAATCATAAAGAACATCAAACTTATCACTTAAATTTTTTAATTCCTCTTTAGCTGCTTTAGCTTCATCTATTTTATTTTCATTAGCTAAATTCTTTACTAATTCTTTTTGAGCTTTTATCTTATTCATTAATTCTAATAATTCTTTTGACATTTTTATTCCTCACTTTTCTATGTATTTTTGGATTTTGGCAATAAAAAAAGACTTAGTATAAATCTAAATCCTTCAATATATCTTCTTTTTCTTTTTCAATTGTATTTTCTACTTTTTTATCATCTGCTTTTTGATTTCGTAGATGTAAAAGTACTTTATTTGCAATTTCTTCTATATCCAATTTTTGATTTTCATCACTTTTTTTATTTTCTTCAAATAGGTTTTTAGGAGTATTTTTATATTTATCAAAAAAGTTAGATGAACATGCAACTGCTTCGAATTCTTCTTCTACATCAATATTAAAGTATTCTGCAGCTTTTTCACCAGTAAACCATGTTTCTTGATTCATGAGTTCTGAAATTTCTTCTCTTGTTACTCCTTCTTTTGCATGGTCCATATATATATTTAATATACTTTCCTTACAACTTTCTAAAGCTCCTACAATCTCATTTAAATCTTTAGCGTTATATCCGCCAAATAAAAATGTTAAAGGGTTATGAATCATAAAGTTAGCATATTTAGGTATTATAACTTTATCTCCTGCAAGTGCAATTACACTAGCTATACTTGCTGCTAATCCATCAACATGAACAGTCTTTTTACCTTTATGCCTTTTTAACATACTATAAATTGCTATTCCACCAAATACAGATCCACCGCCAGAGTTGATATATATATCTACATTCTGTGAATTCTCTAGTTCCTTCAGGAAGTCACTTACATCTTGAGGGCATTTATCTTCATCTGCCCACCAACTACTCCAACTATCTGAAACTATATCACCATAAAAATAAAGTTCTGCTTTTTCTTCTGTTTGATTTTTTATTTCTATCTTACCAACATTTTTTAATTCTCCAGTTTTGGTATCTTTATTTTGTAAATTTAATATTTTACTCACTGTTTTCGCCTCCTTCCCCATATTGCTTTCCTACTTTTGTTATAGGTATATAGTTACCATTACAAACTAATATATCTCCACCTTCTTTTGCTGGCATATCTAAAATTGCTCTAGCATCATTTGGAGTATATATAGCATTATTTACAAAGGATGTTAAGCACTCTGCCTGTGTCTTTGCATCTGTTCGTAAAATAGCTTTTTCATTAAATTTATAATACTTATTTTCCTTTTTATCTTCATCACTTAATAGCTTGTAACACATTTCCTCTTCATATTGTTTTAATATAAATTGCTCTGTATCTACATAAAAGCTAAGTTGTTGCATTTCTCCACTTGAATAACTAGATTTTTCATAGTTATTTATTTGATTTGGCTTTATTCCAAATGCTCCTGCTATTTGAAGTGATGAAAATTTCTTTAATTCATAAAATTGGCTATCTGTTAGCTTTATATTTAAAGGTGTTATTTTCATACCTAATGGTATAGGAATTATTTTACCTGCATTTTGAGATCCATTAGCAAACCTTGAAATACCTTCTATTAATTTATCTTCTTTCGACTTATCTAAATCTCCTGTATATTCCAATGTAGCTTTTGCAGTAAGTCCTGTTTTATAAAGGTTATTAATGAAGTTTTGACTTTCAACTCCACCCTCAAGGGTATATTTTAAAATTTTACTAACTGGCTCACCTAATATACCATCAAAGGTAAATGAAGTTTTAAAGTGCATCACTTCTTCATTTTTAAATACAAATTGTTCTCCAGTATATTTATCTGTATATACATACCAAATTGCATCTTTAATACCTAATATACCTGCATCATCTATAATAACTTGTACATCACTACTTGGCATAATCCATAAATCTTTTATTTCATATGTAGCTCCATATTTTTCACGTTTAAACTCTTTTCTTATATAGACATAGGCATTTCCAAAGTGATTTCTATTGTTTTCTACAGTTGCCCAAAATATCGATGGTGTCATATACGGGTTAGGTCTAACCTTTAATAAATTATATGCTTTATTTGGTGCTGCTCTTATTACACCTTTTTCCGTTTCTTGATACATTTTAATAGGCATTTTACCTAATGTCTCAGATAACATTTTTAAGCAAGTAAAATAAGTAACTTCACTTAAGATATTTTTATTTCTAGTTGTTATCCCTAGCCACTCTAATAACTTTTCATTTTTCATATCAACAGTTTGCGGTTTAGGTAATATAAGATTCTTTAAATTTTTTATAAGGTTCATTTTTGCACCTCCCTTCTAATTCCATCCCATAATGTCAAAGTATTTATCAACTGTTTCATTAATATCAGACAATCTTTCTTCTTTAAATGCTAGTTTATATGCATCTATAACCGAGTCTACTGGATCTATTCTTTTGTTTCTCTTATCTTTATCTATCTTAATTTCTCCACTTGAATTAGAAACTGTTTTAGCATTTACAACTGACCACGCTAAAAGTTCATTTTCCTCATTGTATTCAACATTTCCAGCCTCTACTTCTAATTTAAAATCTTCCGTAGCATCATTTAGCCATTTAGGTGATTGATATATTTCTATACAATCGCACCCTAATTCTTCTAAATCACTTAAAAATGCATCTGCATTATGTGGATCGTAGCCTAACTGTTCAATTTTCAAGTCATATTCTTCAATTAAAGACTTTAAATATGCAATTATATATTTATAGTCTGTTTTTATTCCTCCAAGAGTTTCTGTAACTGTCAGAAGTTTAGCTTTTATCCAAACATCATAAGGTACATTATCACTTTTTATATGTTCCTCAACTCTGTTTTTAGGAATAAATGAATGTGAATGTATAAAATACTTTTTAACTCCTTCAACATAATATACAAATATTAAAGCTAATGAAGTTAAGTCTCCTCCAGAACTTAAATCTAAACCTACATAACATTTTTGTCCTCTAAAATCTTCTAATGTCTTTTTAGATTTACACTTTGCCCATTTTTCTGGCCCTATATATTGGTCGTCTGAAAACTCATACCATATATTTAAAGATTTAGTTAGGAAGTTTCTTAGATCTTCTCCACCTTTTTGCATTGCTTCCTTTGCAAATCTTTTTAAATTTTCTAATCCTTTAGGCAACTTTGCCACTAATGGATTAGCCTTACACCAGTTTTCTGGATTCCAAATATCATCATCTTCATCCATTTGTGCTATATATATAAAGTATTCATCATTACTTACTATTCCTTCTAAAACACTTTTACAGTATTCCCATTCTTTATAACATGGTCCATTTAAGTTAAACCCTGCGGTAGTTATAATACTAATTAAAGATTCAGCTTGGTTAACAGAACCATCTTCAAGAAGTTTAACCATTTGATTAGTTCTATGACTGTGAAATTCATCAATAATACCGCCATGAGGGTCAAAACCGTCTATAGTTCCTGTATCTCTTCCTAGTGCCATTATTTTACCACCACTATATAGAGATTCTATAATTGCATCATGGTCTTTTATCTTAAATAATTCTTTTAAATCTGATTCTGCATTTATAAATTTACTAGCTTGCTCCCAAACTATTCTCGCTTGTTTCATTTTTGTAGCAGTACAATAAACTTGAGCGTTTGGATAGTTATCAAAAGCTGCTAATTTAATAGATAGTCCACTATTTAAAAGTGATTTTGCATTCTTTCTAGCAAGTTGCACATAACTTTTTCTAAATCTTCTATATCCAGTTTCTTTTGAAACCCAACCAAACAATGATCCTATTATAAAATCTTGGAATCCAAATAACTCAACCTCTTGCCCAGCTATTTCTCCATCTGTAAACCTTAGATTTTCAAAGAATTCTATTGATTCTAATGCTAAATTTTCATCAAATTCATAAATATAAGGTGCTAATTTTGACTTTTCTAAATCCTCTAAATGTCTTTTACAGGCTAAAATAACATTTTTACCAGCTATTTCCCTTCCTTCAACTACATCTAAAGCATATTTAGTAACCCTGTCTATATTCACATACAACCACCCCCCTTATTTCATAAATTTAGAAAATTTATTCGGAGGTTTATCTTCTTGTTTAGTAGGGACCACTAGCTTACATCTACTTGATATAGTTAATCCTAAATCACTAGCTGCTTGTCTACTTTGTTTAAAAAGTTTATCTTGCATTACTAAATAATTAAAGTATTTATCATTGTCTACACCTGTTTTTAATAGCTTTTTTGTTATCTTCTGATAGTTATATTCAGAAACTACAAATCTTGCCAAGGCTTCACAATCTAAATTAGTCATTATTTCTATCCTCATCAACTCACTAGCTATCCTTATAAATTCTTCCTTTAATGTATCAGGCAAATAAGAAGGTGGCTCAACTTTATCATTAGCAGCCTTAACTTCTTTAGATTTTCTTTCTTCTATTTCAGATTTTGTTAAATGTTTTTTACCTTTTGCCTGTATCAAAGAAATAGGTTGTTTCGGTCTAGCCATATCACCACCCCCTTATTTTTTTGTTCAATTTTTGCAAAACTTAAAATAGCTATAATTTAGATAAATTCTAAATTATAGCTATCTCTACCCTGCTCTTGAAAATTTTATTTAGGGAGTTTCCGCGGAAAAAAACTGCAACCGTGGACTTACGTCAAAAGCCAAAAACTTTTTGACTACCCCCCTACCCTTTAATAATTTCCTTTTATCAATCTTTTTAATTCATTTTGCATCTTAATTTTAGATGTTTCTCCTTTATCGTACATTCTATGTACCTTCTTATGACACCTATCTCATAGACATATAAGGTTATTCATATTTAATCTCTTGCTCCAGCAATCTTTTAAAGTCTCTATATGATGTACTACATCACTTAAGTTATCATCACATAACTTACATATACCATTGTCTCTTTGCCTTACAGAATCTCTAGTAAACTTCCATTCTTTACTACAATAAAATTTCTGTTCTTTAAAATCTACTCTTCGCTTTCTATAATCCTTATATACTTTATGTTGTCTATTATTAAATTTAGCTTCACATTCAAAACACATAGAAATATCTTGAGGAATAATCTTCCCACATCTACAAAACTTCTTTAACATGTTTAATACCTCTTTAATCTAAGTAACCGTATACTACATTACTCTGGCTATTTATAAATTTTTTCCATAAAAAAGAACTCCGTTATAGAGTTCTTTATAGGTTTATATTGTCTTCTTCTAATGCTAATCTCTTAATTACTAATTGCTTAGTGGATATGTTTCCTATTTTTTCTTTTGTCTTTTTATTTTCTTCCTTTGTTTTTTTTCTATCTTTAGCTGAGTTAAATAAATAAATTATTATTATTATAAAAACAAATAAAAAATATAACGCTATACCTCTATTACCAATTCCTAATATATCCTTATAACTTAACATTAATGTCATCATATATATAGCAATCATTACTACATTGGTTACTATAGTCATAAATCCTACTTCTAAATTTTCTCTATTAGTAATTTCATTTAGCTTTTGTTCCTTTTCTAATTCTAGGACGTTATATATAGTTATTTTACGTTCTGCAGATAGCGTATTCTTATTTGAATTATAGTATGAGTTGTATTCTTGTTCTATTTTTTCATTTATATTCATTTAATCACCTTCTTCAAAGTATATAATACGGTTACTCTGAAGAACATTTTACCTATTTTTACCAATTGATATAAATTTTTTAATCCATAAATCTAAAATTGTCATTAAATTTATTAATCTATTATAAACCTTTATTTAAATAAAAAAGAACTCTTTTAAAGAGATCCTTTACATATACTATTAGATTTTCAAATTATTTATAAACTCTACCTTATGAACATAACATATCTAATAGTGTGTTATATTCATTTTATCAACTTATATAACCACTGTAGGCTTAGCATTTGCAATGATTTCAATCTTCATTTTTTCTAAGTAAAACAAACCAATATAACATTCTCTTTTTATGTTATATTATAGATAAAATTAAATTAAAAATATCTAAAACTCGTATAAGCTTTATTCATTCTGTCTTGGTCTATACCTATATAATGTAAGGTTACAGCTGGAGATGAATGATTAAATATCTTCTGAAGTAATGCTATATCTTTGCTTTGCTTATAGTAATGATATCCCCATGTTTTTCTCATACTATGAGTTCCTAAACAAGGAACATCAAATAATTCTCCTAACTCTTTTAAAATCACATATGCCCTTTCTCTAGATATAGGCCTGTTGTAGTTTTTACGTGATTTAATTAAAAAATCATCAGGATCCTTGTCCTCTACATAATCTTTAATTGCTCTTTTCAGTATTGGATTTATCTCTATGAATTTTTGTTTCCCTGTTTTCTTTTCTCTTAAGACTATTTGCCTTTTATCTTTTACATCACATATTCTAAACTTTAGTATATCGGATATTCTAAGACCCGTATATATCCCCATCATAAATAGAATGTAGTCTCTTTCATTTGTCTTTTTTAAATATGAGCACATATTTTCTAATGTATCTAAATCTCTAATTGGTTCTACATAGTTCATATCTCACCACCCCAAATTGAATTCAACTAAAATCCCCTCAATAAAATAAAAAAAGTCAGGTGAGAAAGTCCTGACTTTTTTAAATGGATAAGTTATTGTTACTAACTAATATATGTAAGTAGTTTATACTCCGTACCTCTACAGAGTGCTCTTAAGAGCCGTAAAGTTATATTGATGAGGGTTAAAAGGAATCGAACCTTTTATCTTCTAAGTAAATAGCTATTTTACCATTAAACTATGTCCTCACGTTACTAGGGTAATTTTATACCCTAGCCATTATATAAAGAGGGGGTATTAAGAAATAAACGATTGAGTTATCTTAAATTTCCTATACTACTATATTACCACCTCTGAATGTATAAAAAATCTTCATTTTGTAGTCAAAGTGTCGTAAAAGTGTTGGGTTTGATATCATATTCATTGAATAATGGTAGTTCTTCATAATTTTGATATAACATCCCCATAACTTTATAAACTAATCTCTCTCTAATCTTATAGCAATGACTGCGATCCATATGTAATTTTATACTTATATACTTCATATTATTTTTACTTTTACTATTATAGAATAATTTAAAGAAATTAGTTTCATTATGGTCTAAGCAGCTTAATGAGTTTTCTATCTTCTTTTTCTCAATTTCTTTTTCTAGTTTGCTTTGCATCAACTTAGCTATTTTCTTTTCTTTAGCTATAACCTCTTTTTCAACAATTCTAGAAATATTATAGGTTGCACCTGTTCGTTCATCATAACTTATGGCTCCACAACCTCTATATTCCAGTTTTTCTTTCTTTATATCTAATTCTATATTACTTATTTGAGCTTCTAAAAACTTATAATTATGTAACCTTCCTTCTACCTTTTTAAATAATTCTTTTTTTTCCATAAGCAGTCACTTCCTATTTTCTTTTAGCTTATAATATCTTTCATTTCCTCTAGACATTTTTCACATATTAAAATATTTTTTACATTTTTTAAATCTTCTTTGGATCCACATAAAATACATGAATCATTATGTTTTTTTACTGTAATCGCTCCATTTTCACATACTATTTCAACAGGCTCATTTTCCTTTATATTTAACATTTTTCTAAATTCTTTTGGTATCACAACTCTTCCTAATGAGTCTATATTTCTTATAATTCCTTTATTTGTTTTGCCATTCATACTATCACCCTCCACATATTTCTAATGATTAAAATTGTATAAGTAATCATTATACATATATTTCCTTAAATTTTGCTTAAGTTTAAGTAAGCTTTAAATTTTATAAATTCTAAATCTTTCAAGGCTATTTATCCTTATTACAACCTTTAATTCCCCAAGCACTCATTATTTTATCTGCACTTTCTGGAAACTTTACTTTTCCATTGATTTCTAATCCACATATACACTGTGCCAATGCCATATAATTTGGATATGTTTTATAGTCACTTGGTTTAAAGAATGTTTCTTTTACACTTGGTATACTAGCTTCTTTTTTCATAGTATCAACTCTCCATAAATTTAGGATTTAGATAATTCTCTTTCATCTTATTAAAATAAGCTTCCCTTATTTCTTCTATATCAAATCCTAGTGAATATACAAGCTCTACATATTTAGTTATCAAAGTGTCTAGCTTATGCTTACCAAACATCTTTCTCCATGGTAATGTAGTTATTTTATAAGCTATATAAATAAACTGGTTCTCTAAACTTGTTGTTTGTGTTTCTTCAACTGAAGCAATTAAATCTACATCTAATTCATTTGCTAAATTTCCTAAATGACTTAACAAATCTGCTAATTCCTCTTTTAATCTATCTTGGTTAACTTGTGATCTATCCCACCACTTATGTATCTTAGTTTCATTTAATACTTCTACTAACTCACTTAATAAAGCTAATGTAAGCCACATAGGAACTTCAAATTTGCTTTCTTGATACTTTATTCCTTCAACATTTCTCAAGTAGTCTAAAAACTTTTCTTGCTCTTTTTTCACATAGTTTAAATTTATAATTTTAGTCATTTCTATTTCCCCTTAAATTTAAAATCTTTGTTTCGTGTAAAAATATATCTATGTTTATATTTATATTTGTGTTGTATATAAAATCCAACTCCAGCAGGATTAAGTCCAAAGTTTTGTGCTGCTTCTTTCCCACTTTTAAACTTATGTAGTTCACCTGTTTCTATATCGAATACATAAGTTTCTTTACATCCACTTTTATTTCCAGTTCTTTTTTTATTAGATTTTTTCTTTTGATCTCTTCTATTTTGTAATGCAATCTTTCTAACACACTCATCTACTGATAATCCTGTTACTATACAAGCTAGTAATGCCATGTAATTATCAGTAAAATCAAAATCACACGTATTAGAATATTTCACTCTACTCACCTCTATTTATCTTTTCTTGTCTATATTTATATTTATAATAATCTAACCTCTTTCTTATAGTTAGGTCATCTTGTTTACTAAATAATTCATCTTCCCATACTAATATTAATTTATCTAGTGAAGTTTCAAATCTAATTGGATAATCCTCTTTAAGAGCTTTAATTATATATCCAGTTATATTTGTAGTATTATTTGAATCATAAACTATTAATAGCTTTTCAATTAGGTAATATATATCTTTGTTAATTTTATTAAATGTATTAATAATAGATTGAGTATTTTTCTTATCTAATTGAGGAAAGAATATAGATACAACATCAATTACTCTTTTTTTATCTATATGTTGTTCTATCTCTAACTCTGTCTCTAACCTAACCTTACCTAACTCTAACCTGTCCTGTCCTAACCTAACCTGTGTCTCCGTTTTGGATACATCATGTATACATTTTGTATCCATGCGTTCTGCTTTTTCATAAATGTTGTCATTGGCAACTAATAGGGCCTTTTCTGCTTTATAAAAAGTTGGATTGTATCTATCTTTTTGGATATAGTTATGAACTCTCCAATGCTTTATAACACATACTCCTGTTTCAAATGGAATTATCAATTGTTTTGCTACAAGTATTTTCATATCATCATCAGATGATCCTATCATCCTCATTATTTTTTTATGATTTCCTATAAACCCATCATCATCTGCTCTCATTGATAAATGAAAATATAAAGCTTGTGTACTTAAAGGCATATCTAAAAATAAATCCGTATCAATTACTTTTAGACTAAACATTCTTCTTTGTGCCATTCTCTCACCTTCTCATATTGTAGTAATAGAGGTAAAAACAAATATTAGGCCTCTACCTCTTTTATAAAATAGTTAATTTTATTCTATAAGCTAGTTCCTGCTTTTAATCCATTATTTTTTTGAGATATTATTGCAACTTTACGTATAATATGTTATCCTCCTATTAGTTTTTGTTTGGATTTAAGAACTCATTTTAAGTTTGGTCGCTTATGAGTTCTTATTTTTTTATACAATTTGTTTATTATCTATATCTCTTTTTTCAAGCATTTCACTTGACCATGTAACTTTTCTTTTAAGTATCTCTATCTCTGCATCTTTATAATTTAATAAATCATCTAATGCCCTAATTACACTGTTATTTTCTTTAATTGTATTTTCTAATTTAAATTTTTTATCTTCTAGTCTTTTTATATCAATTAAGAGTCCCTCTTGATATCGGTTATATCTCTTTCTTGATACCGGTATTAAGTTATTTAAAAATTTAAACATTATTATTTCCTCCTATGCTTGTCCTAATTTATTTAAACTCAAGAGCTTAAGCCCTTTGAGCATAATATTATTTCTTAATCTCTAACTTGCCTTCTTTGTATAATCTTTTAGCTATTTTATAGTTAACCCTTGCAATTCTATCAAGTATAGCTTGAATTTCTTCCTCTGTTTGCTTTCTCCCAAGTCTTACTTCTGGAGAGATTATTTCAATAATTCCATGCTCTGTTTCTGCAATAGTTCCATATTCTGTTTCTCTTCTTTTAGTAGCCATAATTTCAACCTCCCTATATATAAATCATATGAATTTCTAAAATTGTCCTATTCTTCTATTAGTTCTTCAATTTCAATTTTTGATATAGATTCTATCATCCCTAATATTCCATTCTACGCAAACTCCACTTGGCTATTTATCATACTTATTTGTTCATTTAATGATATTGTTAAGTTATATCTTTCAACTATATCAAGAGCTTCACTTAAGTATTTTCTCTTTATTGCCTTATAACTGTTAACATCAAACTCTCTTTTTAATTGTCTATGTATATCACTGTATACCTTCGCTCTTATTGACTTGTTGTTATATGCTTTGCTTCCATGACCACCAAGCACTCTACTTCCTACTCTCTTAACTGCTTTTGATATTTCTTCACACTCAACTGTAAAAAGTGGTATATCCTCTTTAAAGTCTTTTAAATCTTCTTTTACTTCCTCAATTTTCTGTCCTTGCTCTTCAAGTACTTCATACTGTAGTTTTAATAACTCCATAGGACTTAATATTTTAGCTGGTTCTTTTAATTTATTTTCTAATGCTTCTATGTATTTTTGTGTTTTATATCTAACTAATGCACTTTCTTTATTTAACATCTGCATTATTCCTGCTTTATTCATTTTGTAACATGGATTTGTTTTCCCATTTTCTGCTATATATGAGTAGGGCTGAAAATTCTGCTCTACTTCAACACCAGCATTTTTTAGTTTTTTAATCTCATTCCTTATACTGGCCATAAAAGTTTTATGTTGTAATATAACTTCACTTCCTTCTTCTTCTCTAAAATTGTTTATTAATTCCACAACCTCTAAGCTTGTCATTGTTACTATTGCGCTTTTATCAATTACTTTTATATCTTTCATAATAGACCTCCTCTTCATTGCTTCAGTTCAATTTATTGAACTTTTTCTTTAAAAAAATATATTAATATCTTGTCTAAATCTATATTTAGTAATTCAGAACACTTTTTCATCTCATTTTGTGTAAAAAACACTTTATTATTTAGCTTTAATGATAGAGTTCTCTCTGATACTCCTAAAGCCTTTGCAAAACAGCCTTGCGTCCCATATTCTTCAACTATTTTACCTTTCAATTTTCTGTAATCAAAGGCCATGATACCACCTCCTCGATGCCAAGTTCAATATTTTGAACAATTTAATAATATCATCGTACTTTTTTTCTGTCAACAGTTTTGTTCAAAATTTTTAACTTTTATTTTTTTATCCTTGAACTTTTATTCAAAAACATATATATTACTACTGAAAGGAGTGATTATTATGAATATAGAAAATACATCTATCCGGTTAAAAAAGATATTAAAAGATAGAAATTTAAGACAAGTAGATTTATTGAATTTAGTTAAACCATATTGCGAAAAGTACAATGTTAAAATGAACAAATCTGATATAAGCCAATATATCTCCGGATTAGTCAAACCTGGTCAAGATAAATTATTTGTATTAGGAAAAGCCCTAGATATAAATGAATCTTGGTTAATGGGTTACGATGTTCCAATGGAAAGAAATCCATCTCAAGAAAAACCTAATATAAACTATAATTTAATTGAGTCAGAAATTTCAGAAGAAATAGGAATATTGATAAAAAATCTTCGCATTGAAAAAGGGTTAAGCCAAGAAGAGTTAGCTAATCAATTAGGATTAAAGGCAGTCACAATCAATAAATATGAAAATGGACATGTCGGAAATATGAAAGCCTCTATTATTCAAAGAATGGCTGAAATATTTGATGTGAGTCCAACTGTGTTAATAGGTTTGGTAGAAATAGAAGATGATAAAAAAGATAAACAAAAAACTAAAAAGTTAAGAGATATTATTATAAAGGAATATGGTAGTATACAAGAATTTTCTAAAGTAGTTAACATTCCAAGTACAACTTTGACTAGTTATCTAGATAGAGGAATTGGTGGTATGGCAGTCGATAGCGTTATTAAAATTTGCGATATATTAAATATCGATATTAAAACATTCGATCCTATTGAAGAATCTGAAGTTTTGGAAAATGAAGATATTAATAATAAAAGTATAATTACTCAAAATGAAAATGCAATGGCTGATTTCAATACAGATGTAGGTCTCAAAATCTTTAATGCTAGAAAAAATTTAAAAATGTCTAGAGCTGATTTAGGGAAAAAAGTAAACTTGCACGAAAGTACTATAAAGAGATATGAGGATGGACATATAAAAAGTTTAGATATTGAAAAACTGAAAGAGTTCGCAAATGCTTTAGATATATCGCCAGTATATTTAATGGGTTGGGAAGATATTAATAATAAAAATGTAAATATAAAAAATAAAGATAATATATCTATTAAAGAACGTAAATTACTAAATAGTTTTAATAATCTTAATGAAACTGGGAAAGATGAAGCAATTAAAAGAGTTTCTGAATTAACTCTTATTCCATCTTACATAAAAGAACAGCCAGCCTCTGATATAAAAACAATCGCTGCTCACAATGACCATTTAACTGAGCATGGTGAAATGGATAAAATTATGCAAGACATAGAAGATATGGATAATTGGTAAAAGCTAGGTGAATTATGTGAATATATATGAGGAATTACAACAAGAGGCATATGAGAATAATATAATTTTAAAAGAGGTTGCTCTTAAATCTAATTCTGATGGGTTATATTATGATGGTAAAATTGCTATTAATAAAAATAGATTAACTTCAAATAAAGAAAAAGCTTGTGTATTAGCTGAAGAACTAGCTCATCACTATACAAGCTATGGAAATATATTAGATTTAGATGATATATCAAATTGTAAACAGGAATATAAAGCTAGATTAGTTTCTTATGACAAGTTAATTGGATTGAATGGACTTATTGATGCATGGAAAAACCATTGCAGATCTAAAGAAGAAATAGCTGAGTTTTTAGATGTTACTATTCTTTTTTTAGATGAAGCTCTTGAATGTTACAAGAGTAAATATGGAGTATCTACCCAAATAGCTAACTACAATATATCATTTTCTCCTAACTTTAGAATAATTGAATTAATAGAGTAGATAAAAAAAGACTAGAATATTCTAGTCCTTTTTATTATTTAAGAGCGAACTCAACTTCCTGGTTGCCTGTTAATGCTAATTTTGAATTTTCAAGAGTTACATCTTTAGGCACATCAAATACTAAGTATGTTTTCTTTGAAATACCCGGGTTAAAGCTATCATATGCACCTATAAACTCTTTGTTTTCATTAAATATAGTCTCTTGACTATTTAAATTTCCCATTGCATCAAATCCAGCATCATCTATTTTATATACACTACCTCCACTAACTAGCTCAAATTGATCCGGTGAATATTGTATTGCTTTTTTATCACAATTTTTAAGTTCTACTTCTACAATTATAAATTTTCCACTAGATTTAGAATTTCCAGCTTCATTGCTTACGCTATCAGATTCTTCAGCCTTTAATACCTTCATACCTACGTTAGAGAATGTTTCTTCTTGATTTAACCCTATTACTTTAGCTTGAGTATTTTTAGCATTACTATCTTTACTCGCTTCATCATCATTATTCTCTAAAGATTTACTTTGCTCTTCAGTCATAACGTTATATTGTCCACGAGCACCTACACACCCTCCAATAAAAAAGAATACAACTGCTATAATGACATAAATTGCAATTTGTTTTTTGTTCATAATTTAACACTCCTTTATGCTGTAATTTAATTTTGTCTAACCAAATTTTACCATATATTTTTGTCGTATTTTGTAATATTTTGTAATAAGGTTAAATTTTTATTAATTAAAATAAAAAAAGACTAGTTTTAACTAGTCTTTTCTATAACTATCTTATACAAATGTTACATGGATCTGTCTTGCCTTGTTGCTTAGCTTGTCTTACTGTCATGCTTGAGATATTAGGACTTCTCTTTAAAGCTACACAATCTTTTGTTAGGTGATAACTTTTCCCCTTAGGCGTTGTATATACTATAGTGTCATCTGTTATTCCAGGTTTAGGTGGTACTGGTATAACTGGATGTGGATTATTTTCAACTCTTCCTAACGTAACTACTGCCTCTGCTCTAGTTATATTGTTTAATGGTCTAAATGTATTATCATCAGAGTATCCATTCATATATCCTGCTTCTAATATACTTTCTACTGCATCCTTAGCCCAATTAGAAACTGCCCATCCATCACCATAGTTATTTATTTTATTATGATGTGTATCAGTTATTCTTTTATAGTTAGCTATCATTTTAGCTGCTTGTTCTCTAGTTATAGGAGCATCTGGTTCGAATGTTGTGTCTGATGTTCCTCTACATACACCATTAGTAACTGCAATATCAATTTCATTTTTAGCCCAGTGACCTAGGGTATCATTGAATACTACCCCGCTACCATTACGTAAATTAAATGTCTTATTTAATATTTTTACAAACTCAGCTCTTGTAATAGAGTTTTCTGGTCTAAATGTACCATCTGGATATCCATTTATATATCCTTTATTCATAAAATCATTTATTTGATTATATGCCCAATGTCCTAATATATCCGAAGATTTATACATATTAGGTTTACTACTTTCCTCTACGTACATTTTATTACTTGCATTTGCTATAACTATATTAGATGTTATAATACCAAAAGATAGTATAATAGCTATAATTTTTTTCATAATTTCCCCTCCTTTATATTGTTTCTCTGATATTGTACCATAAACTTATGTAGTATTTTGGAAAAATTTGTAATTAAATTATTTTTTAAAAGAACATACTTTCGATTTTATATTGTCAATTACTTCCATATATTTTAATATAATATTATATTTACTTATATTAAAGGCGGCGATAAAGTATGAAAACTTGTATTTACTTAAGAAAGTCACGTTCAGATGAAGAAGCAGAAAACCAATGCGAATTTGAAACTTTAAGTAGACATAGATCTACTCTATTAAAAGTAGCAAAAGAACAAAATTTAAATATAGTAGAAATAAAAGAAGAACTAGTATCTGGTGAAAGCATTGCTTATAGACCTAAAATGTTAGAACTTTTAGAGGAAGTAAAAAATGGTTTATATAATTCTGTATTAGTTATGGATATAGATAGACTTGGTAGAGGTAATATGCAAGACCAAGGCCTTATACTTGAAACTTTTAAAAAGTCCAATACTAAAATTATAACACCTAGAAAAACATATGATTTAAATAATGAGTGGGATGAAGAATACTCTGAATTTGAAGCATTTATGGCTCGTAAAGAACTTAAACTTATAACTAGACGTATGCAAAGAGGTAGAGTTAAAAGTGTTGAAGAAGGAAAGTTTATAGCTAGCAAGCCCCCTTATGGTTATAAATTTGTATTTGATGAGTCTGGAAATAAATCTATGGTTATAGATGAGGATAAAGCAGAAGTTGTTAGAATGATATTTGATTTATATGTTAATAAACATTATGGTGGAGTTAAAATAGCAACTCACTTAAACTCTTTAGGTCTAAAAACCACTACAGGTAGAACTTGGTATGATAAAGGCGTTAGAGATATATTAAAAAATAAAACTTATGCAGGATATGTTGTATGGAATAAAGTTGAGAGAGGAAAAAATAGCTCTAAAACTAGACCTATAGATGAGCGTATTGAAGCCAAGGGAATTCATGAACCTATAATAGATGAATCTATATTTTTAGAAGCTCAAAGTTTATTTAAATCAAATTTCATACCTTCTACTAAACAGCATACAACTATAACCAATCCTCTAGCTGGTTTAATAGTTTGTTCGGAGTGTGGTCATAAAATGATAGCTCAACAGTCTACTTATAAAAATAAAGAGATAGTTAAATTTGTTAAGTGCTTAAACTGTGGTAAAAATAGAGGTGTCAGACTTGATATTTTAGAAAAAGATATAATCCATGAGCTTGCAGACTGGGTGGATGCTTATAATGTTTCAATTAAAGATTTAGATTCTAATGAGAACAAAAATCCAAATTTAGAATCTTACTACTCTATTATAAAATCACTCGAATCTGAATATCAAACCTTAATGAAACAAAAGGAAAATTTACATAACCTATTAGAGCAAGGAATTTATGATGTAGATACATATTTAGATAGATCTAAGATTCTAACAGATAAAATTGATTTAAATAGATCTAATTTATCTCAGGCTAAAAAAGATTTAGAAAGTGAAAAAGAATCAGTGTTCTCTATAGCAGATATAATACCTCAAATCAAAAAAGTACTAGAATTATATTATCAAAGCAGTGACATGCAAGAAAGAAATGAGTTGCTAAAAGAAGTCATTGATTACATAGACTATAGCAGAGAGCCTAAAAAAAGAACTTCAAGGTTTAATATAAAAATATACCCAAGGTTAATAAAAAATAAGTAA